CACCCGAAATCAAGTGAAGAATTAACCATAATAAAGGAGGAATCAGATGGAACAGACGAATAATGCGAAAGCCCGGTATATTCCCACCCGTGTGGCTGTATGCAAGCGTTGCGAGGGAAAAGGCGTTGTATTCGAGTACAGCGATGAGAACAGGACAAAGGTATCCGGATCCTGCCAATGTCCGACCTGCCTCGGATCCGGCAGAGTGAAAGTGACCAGCTCGGTGATAACCACTATAAAGCCGTTCGTTCCGGGTAAGGATGACAAAGAGGGTATGCTTGCAATGTAAAAGCCCTTTAATCAATAATAAAAGTCCGCTGAAATCCTAATTTTCAGCGGACTTTTTTCGTACTATGGTGCAAATAATGTACCTTTGTATTAAGTAATCAAATCAATATGCAGGAGCAGCTCGTAATACCGTTTTTTTGCCCGGAAATAGAGAAAGCCGGTAACCGCCGCAGAACACGCACGGTTGCCTCCTCCGATGCTGCCATCACCTCCCGCCGTGACCGCCTCGAAAAGCGGAACCGCATCATGACCGCCCGTTATTACTATTGGACTGAGATCAAACGCCGCCGCTTCGATGACGTGCTGAGAATCCTTTCCGATAACGAGTTCTTTGTCGAAGAGCGAACCATCAGCAACACGCTGGTGGAACAGGATGATTTTTACAATGAACTCCTGCGTTCCAAAGCGTCCACCCGCAAGCTCAAAGCGATGTTTCCCGGCTTTGATTGGAACTAATCCATAAACTCGGTTTCATAGATCACGTTATACACTTTCAGACCGTCCGCTCTTTTTTCCGGCGCACCCCGGAGGCGGCGCATCGGGTTGAAAAGGTTCCCGCCGTTCCACCATTGCAAAGCCTCGTGTATCTTATCCAACGTGTCCATGCAGGAGAGAGCGTGTTCCCTGACAAGTTTAGGGGCTGCCGCATTTGTACTCCCTCCGGCTTGAAAGGCCACCCTAAGTTGTATTTGCGCATTTATCTTTTGCCGTCCACCCATGTGGGTTTCGCAGGACGGGTAAGATATATCTATCAGGCAGCACGGGAAAGCCACAGCAGGCCGCTCTCCCGTGTTAAGTTGTCCCTCCTCGGCATCTATCCACCGGAGCCCGGGTACTTCTGTTTTCAGCCGGTCACAAACGGCAATAAAAATTTCTTTGTTCATAGCTATTCATTGTTAAGTGAGTCAATATATCCCTCTATCCGTGCGTGTATCTGCTCGTTCAATTCTTCGGAATCTCCCATGAATTCACGTTTCGGGATGTTAGTTTTCCGGGTGTGCGCCTTGACCGGTACATCTTTCCGTTTTGTTTTCCGGGTGTGTGCCGGTACGGGTACTATACCTTTGAATCCCTCGTTGTGTACCTGAGCGTAATCTATCTTTTCATTCCCTGCAGAGATAACCACCCGCTGGGGAGTTATCACCGCCGGTCTGATACTGTTCACCAGCGCACCGGAGTCGATCAGCAGGGAACCGGTTGTTTTCGGTGCTTTTGCCGGAGTCCACGGGTTCCCGTCAAATGCTTTCTTCTTGAAAGCTGATTTATAGTATTCCGTGGCCGTTTCCGCCACGATTTCTGCCGCATCGGAGATTATCTCCTCCGGGAGCGATTGCAGATAATTATTTAATTCTTTGATATTCATATTGAAATAATTTTGTATATTTGCTTCCGTAAGCATATCGCTCCGGGGATGAATCGAATATGCCAACACCTGACGGATGACGGGGGCATCAAAAAGTCCGGGCTTTATACGGCGGAGCGGGATGTTAATCCGTATATAAAAGGAGGTTCTCAGAGCCTCCTTTTACTTTTTGATAAGCAGACCACGGCGATATCTCCATCGTGGATCTATCTTTCTGCTCCTGCGGCCTTTCACCTTGATGTTGGCGTTTTGTTCTATCTCGAACCATGTCGTGACCTGATAGAGCGTTCCGTTCTTAACCTCGCAAACCACGTTAATCACCTTATCCTCGTAAAACTTGATAAAGTTCAGGTTGTCGAACTTCTTTTGATAGTCGTTTATCCATACCTCGTCAGGGTTTTTAAGCACGTCCGGGATGCACTCCACGAGAGGAACACGAGCCTCCTCGTATTTCTTTGTGGTGTGGCGTTTGAACACCTCCTCCGTAAGTTGCACCTTTCGGCCTTTGTAGTCATCCATCACCTGATGCGAATCCCTCCACTGGTTCGGATCCCCGGCAAACACCGGTGCTTTTTCGGTCGCTGCCGCCGCTTTCTTTCCAAAGGACTCCAGCCCGTAATCATTATAATGCAGGTCACCCAGCAAGGAGGCGGCTTTATCGGGAAACTTGCGGATATAATGCTGGTTCTTGGAAAACACCTCAGCCGTTTCTCCCCGGTTTGAATCCCAGCCCTGAGCCTCGTTCATTTTCCATTCACTCGTACCGAGGTATTCATCGACAATGGCACGCATGGCGTTGATGTCTATACCCTCTACCTCGTGTTTCATGAGCGGAACCACCCGGCAACGGCATTTCCAGCCATTGGGCGGGAATATCTTTTTCCACCGTGGATCATTGGCCGGTAATATCACCCCGTCCAGCTTCCGGTGTTCCTCCCTTACCTTTTCATCCCCGGCAGTGACATATTTCCAATAAGGGAACATTTTCGTTTTTCCCATGAGCCGGTGGTAATTGCTGGCGGACTCCGCCGTTAGTACCGCCGTTTCGTATTCCGTCTTTTGCCACGTTTTATTGAACGTGCCACATATTTGCTCCGCTTTTTTGGAGAACTCCTGAAAATTACCGCTCTCCCTGAACGCCTTGTTCAGCTCCTGAATTTCCGCCAGCGTCTTACCGGCGGAGAAATGAAACAGGTTCATCTCCAAAGCGGTGATGAAAGCGTCATCCTGCAGGCCGTATGCGAATCTTACATCCGCATGGTTCATTGAACGTTTGAACGCACTTTGAACACCGTTCAAAAAGTCGGTAGCAATAAAGGAGAACAACTCCGCATCGAACTTCCCGGTTTCGCCGTTTGCAATCCTTGCGGCCAGCTTTTCCGACATCGGAGCGTTATCATTCAGCCTGATGGGGGCTTTTCCAATGGATGCCCCGACCTGCGGGGCTTGCACGAAAAAATCCCATAAGCGCATAAAGAAATTACGGTCTGCATTACTGATTGTGTCCTCCTCCGAATCCTCTCCTATATCGAACTGAGCGGAGGCACGTTTTGCGACCGGCTCCCCGTCTTTAGGCACGGGAATCGAATATTTTTCATGCAGGTAGCTCTGCGGGATATCCATGATGTCGGAGAGCTGCACTACCTCGGCAACGGAGAGCTGCTCCGCCGCTTTGGGGAAAATGAACTTTCCGCCAGCAACGGGATACCCTCTCGCCTCCAGCATGGGGAGTACCTTTTGGTTGAGGACACGCTGTACGTACCGGAGGTCAGATTTATTCTTTCCCTCCTCTACCTCCTTGTGAACCTCACCCAATGAACGTGCGCCTTTCTCTCCCTGTACGGTGGTCATGGTTTGTCCGAGGATAGTGATCAGCATCTCCTCGTTGTTGGCCTGCCGGAATTCGTTGTACGAGGATCCTGAACCCGTTCCGCCCTCTTTGGTTTCCACATCCGCCTCTTTTGGGATGACCACATACGGTGCGGATCCGGCTTTATCGAAAGCCTCCTCCAGCAGCTTGCGGCTCTCCGGATCATACGTGTTGTATTTACCGATGCGCTGGGGCATCCCGAAAAGTTCGATCCATTGTGACCAATCCCCAAAGCCTCCACGTTTGTAGATGGCATAGGGAGCCGCCTTGAGTAACAAACCGAAATCCCGGTCTTTGCCGAGAATGAGCAGCTGTGAATCTCCCTCGTATGGTATGCCTATTTCGTCCGTGTCCTGCCGGAGGATTGTGCGGTTTTTCAGGTTGATATGCTTTGCCGGAATCGGTTCCACGTTGAAACCGTCATTAAAGGTCATTTCAATGCCTGAACGCCCGTATATTTTCTTTTTCAGGATTTCAGTCAGCAGATCCTCCCATGCGGTGGTGTCCATCAGGTCTGCGATCTCCTCCACTTCCTCCCCAGCCGCATTTTGGAAAGTAAGCTCCGAGTTCGTGACCGCATCGATGCGCTTTTGAACGGCATCGCTCAAAACGCCGTCAATCATGATATCATCGAGCAGGTCATACAGCTGCTTTGTTCGTCCATTGTCTGCAGAGGAGAGAGCCGTCCGCCAATTCCCCACGTCATACACTTTCCGCTGGGGAGCCTTGACTACGATCTGATGGATGACCAGCTGCTCCTTTGATTTTGCCCCGGCATTTGTCGTGGCCGTCTTTTTTTTCTTGTTCGCCATAGTCATATATTAAAAATGTTGATTACGCTTGGGATTGCTCCCGTAGATATATTCACCTGCAGTATCCGGTTTCCCGTCACCGTCCTCGTCTATAATGGGGAGGTTAGGCTTAATGTCTGATTTCTGCACTTGCCGGAGCCATGCCACGGCACGCTCGTACCTATCCTGCCGGAGCTGCAGGTCAGTACCGGCATTGCATAGGTTCACGAAATGCCACACGGCTATGTCCTTTACAAAAATGAGTAGGAGGGCGTTTCTTTGGCTCCCTGTGGCCTCGAAAATCTTTTTGCGGTCATACGCACCAAGATATCCGTATGCTTCCTGCAGGGCAGCGTCTATGGCTGCCGTGAGGATTGTTTCATCCTCCCTGCTGATAGCCTCTATATTCTCTTTATAGAGGTGCGTTTCCAATTCTTTGGGTGTGATAAATGCCATGATTAAAATCTCTTTTTATTGGTTACACGTGCGCCCACGGTGTAGGATCCAGCCGAGAGCGTGCTTATCTTTTGGTTGATGATCCACACGCCACCCTCGATGCAGTCCACGCCGTCAGCGGGTGATTTCATAGCTCGGTTGATGAGCAGGAACTGCTCCTCCAGCCTTTTCATGTGCGGATTATCCTTTTCGTCAATGTTGAGGATGAGTTGTCCTCGCCGGTTGATCGGCTCAAGGTTTCCCTCGATACGGTCAAACTTTTCCGGTTTCTTCCGGGTATCCGGTATGATCCCGATAAATCCGAGTTGTTTTCCTTTCTCGCTAAATAGCGGAACGAACACCTGTTCATAGAAAGGATCCTGCAGCTTGTTATTTTCGATGTAATTATATACCTGCGTTTTTTGCCCCACGTAATCCCGAAGATAATAATACCAGTTCACGTACTCCTCGTTTACCACATGGTCAAGATAACCGGTGTAAACGTAGAATTTACCGTCATAATACCCGATAAGGAAACAGGCTTTGAAAGAGGTGGCCTTGTTCTTTGAGTTGGACGGAGCCGGATCCCCGTAAACAACGGCAAACTGCAGCTTTGAGAGTGGCGGGCATTTGCCCCATACCATTTCTTTGAACGTGTCACCCTCGGAGAGCGGGTTGTTCATGTATTCTTGCTGGAACGCCTTTGTGCTGATTTTGGACTGAATGCGGTTAATGCGTTCCTCCGTGTTCTTTTCCGGCCAGCTGGATTTGCCATCCTTGTCCCGAATGTTCACGATATCCCAATGGTCAGCTTTATCACCGGCACGTTTCACGCAGCAGTCGAGAGCGATTAGGTTTCCGCAGAATATCACCAGCAAATCCTCGCTGATGGATCGGGTTGGAAACAGAGCCTCCTCGAACCATTCCCATTTCTTTTTCAGGATGTCCGGGTTCCTGCAGTCTGCATCCGTATCGAAGTCATCCACGAGAGCCGTGTCCGGACGTACAGCGTCCTTTCTCGTACCACGGGGTGACTCCAGCGCACCGATAGCCCGGAACGTTGCCCCGGTAGTGAGCGTGAATTCGTCCGCCGTCCAGCTCCCGAACTCCCTCAAATCACCATAATATGCCTTTAGCATGGAATTGCTCTCAAAGGCTTTTTTATAAGGTTCCAAAAGCCGGACGGCGTTCTCGTGACTGTTTGAGATGAGTAGCACGTTCTTTTTCTTTCCGGTCAGCACGAGGTACATCATGCACATGAACACGATGGTGGATTTTGCCAGCTCACGTGACCACGATAGAACCTCGTACCATTCCATATTCGTGGTGATGCGTTTGATGGCCTTTTTATGGAATTTGGTAAAGGGGTACTTTGCGAATTCCGAGAAAAAGAAAAGGATCCACTCGATGACGTTCGCCTCCAGCTTTTCCAGCTTCTTTTTTCGTTCCACCGGCGAGAGGTTGTCGGCGGCTTTGTCCCTTTTGAGTGAACGGTGGTATTCAGTCCACTCCTTGTACGCCTGAATATCATCTATTTTACCCATTTCATTTTCTCCTTTATGTACGCATCGAAATAATCACTCAATTCCTTTGCCCTTTCGAGATCCTGCTGCCGGAGCCAATCGAGCAGCCCACGGGACACGTTGTATATATCCCTGATGGAGGCATCCTGCTCCAATGCCTCAAGGTCAGCCGTCAGCTTGCGCCGGATATCGGCCTCCGCCGCTGACGGGAACCGTTTGCCCTCCTCCTTGCTTGCGATGGAACGGTCAAGTTCGTCCAACTGCGTGAGCGTGGAGCTGATGCGTTCCTCCCGTGTCTGCAGGAGATTGAGCTTTAAGCCCTCCCATTCCTTAGCCCATTTGTTCACCGTGACACGGGAAACACCT